AGCAAATTTATTTAAATATTTATTACAATCTTAGGTCAAAATATATTATCATAGTTACAAATACTATACTAAAATAATTTCAACCAAAATAATTAAAATCTGCATCTCCACGATAAAAATCATCTTCAACAAATGGATCAACTAAACCATAATCATAATTTGCAACTAAGAAAGTTTCCATGCCTTCACTTTTAACCCACTTTTTTGAAAATAATTTCAACCCACTGAATATTTCTAGAACGGATTTATCAACTCTCCTATAAATATCAACTATATCTGGATAAGTTTTTGTGGGTGAATAAGGACCTGACTGTACAAGAAATTTTGATTTATTCACTCCTTCATTAAATTTGCTTTTAATAAATTCAATTTTTTGCTTCCCTTTGAATTCAAAGTATTCTACAAATGTTGTTTCACCAAACAAGCAAAAATCACCAAACTTCTCAAAATTGGGTGCTATGACTAATCTTTCATTTTTTATTTTATACAACAATATTCCTATTTTTTTTAACATGTGAGAATTTTTTTTAATGTCATCACAAAATAATTCCATCTCTACATATTGTTTTGGCGAAATATAATCATTGTCTTTGAGATTGAACCAGTGTGCTAAGATATCGATGTAAATATTATCATTCCCGAGTAGTTTGTTTATTAGATAAGGTTTTTTATTGTTGCTAAGTGAAAACAGATCGAAATCAAATCTATCTTTGAGAACTTGTCCTATAACATTTTCATCAGGACTGTAATAGTCATCAAAGTATTCTTCATTGTCACTCTCTAATTGAATTAATCTAATCTCATTGAAATCAATTTCTGTGAAATCCAAATCTTCAGTAATTTCTTGATTTTTTATTGAAAGAATGGAGATGTCATGATCACTTATGTCTGTATCAGATAGTGTTTTGTAAGCATTTTCAACAACCATTTCAAATAAGTCTTTAGAAGGCAATCTTGTTATCTCTTGATAAGTGCTCTTGCAAAGTTGTTCAAGAATTTGATTGTTTAATATATAGTCCAAGAAAATGTCTCCTGTTTTAATTTCTATATCACAATAATTACATTTATAGAATTGTAGATTGAATAACTTCATGAATCCATTATAAACACTAGTCTTCTCAATCCTTATTTTCATATCTGAGACAATATTTGCCTTTTGATAAACATATCGTACAAAAGATAATTCTGGTGTATAATATATCGGATAACCTGTGCAGTCATTGTTGTCAATTGTGTAATTATTTAATACAGTTGAAAAGTGGAGTTTATCATGATGAGGTTTATAAGAAATTACACCATAATTTTTTGATTGACTCAAAACAATACTTTCTAGATATGATTCTGTTATTCTGCCAGCAAGTTTTTGACCAATGTGATATATGCTTGACATTAAATGCTTTGATCTAGCTGTTGTTGAAATGTAAAATTTTTCTGTGTGATTGTTGAAGGTTACTTTGTTTTCAGTATTTAAGTATTTGAAATAACATACTTCATCATTTCCAATAACAGTTTTATCATAATAAAAAGAAAAAAATCTTGCATTCCTAGTTAATTTTGTAAATGGTAAGTAATCTTCACATATAATTTTTTTGAAAAAACAAAATGATTGTAATTCATGTGTCTGAAAATAATCTTTATTGATGTCTTCAAAAGTTTTAAAATTGAAAGCATTGTAAACTGACATTAGTTCTCCACTATAAGGTGATGTGATCATTGTTCTCTGCATCAGCAATTGAAATTCTTCAACAGTTTTATCTAATTTATAAATCCAAACTACATAAAACAATGTTAGATTATTTAATATTAGTTTCATCTGGTCTTTAGTTCTCATTCTACCAACAACCATGTAACTTTCTAGGGTGTATGGATTTGTTTCTGACATTAAATCTTTACTAATAACTTCAAAAAGTACATTGTGAAATAAATTATTCCTTAAATAATTTTTCAAATAAACTAATGTGGATTCTCTATCTCTATTAGTAGATAAACAAACCATATCCGATTGCCTACTGCTCATACAAGTATTATATAACAATAGCATCGCAGACATTCTCTCTTTTTGAATTGTAGAAGTTTTAATCACGTTTATACAATCTGGCAATGCATGGTTTAATATTTCTATATTTCTGTTTAAAGTGCTAAAGTCTGTGAATAATGGGTAATTTTTTTGAAATGCTATCTCATCAATTGCATATATTATTGTTTCACAAATGTATTTAGACATGTCTAACCACTTTTGTTTTAAAGGTGCTTTTGAAGCAATCAGCACTCTTTGTGATTTCTGTGACGTTACATTCAAATTCAAATTCATTGACCACAGATAAATTGTTTTACATGTTGAGTCACCATTTAAAATTGCTTTTTCTAAATCTAATTGATTAATTTTATCAGGTACAATATCAGCTACCATTTTATAAATTTCCTTAATTGTCTTTAAATGCTCTTTGTCATATTGTTTTTTCATAAAAATATTTTCAATTTTTGATCTTTCGATATAAAAATTTATTAATTCAATTTCTGTCATAAAATTAGTACTAGATGATCTTGTGTAATTTGAAACTCGAAGTAATCTCATAGATTTAGGATCATGTCCATAAGCTTTAATAAAACTAGTTTTAAAAAAGATTGCTTTCAGCCAAAACTTATAATCATCAATGTCATTAGGTTTCATAAAATTGTAATAAAGATGATCTTGAAAGAAGTCTATAGCTTCTCTTGCTGAAATACCTAATTTCTTTCTAATTTTGTTGGCAAAATCGTCTTTCCTATTATAAACAAATCTTGGACATGGTATTTGACTGATTGATTCAAAATCAACTTTATTAACCGACCACAATTTTTCTAAAAATAATTTACCTTTTTCTGAATTCTTATACAATCTGTAATTATTAGGATCCCCAGAGCAAAGAAAGTAAAAAACAGGCAACATGTCAGACTGACCAAATATTTCTACAGGAGTATTAAATCTATCTTCAATAAAATTGTGTTGCCCAAAACTCATGCTATATAAATCTCTAAGTAATTTCATATGCAATCTATGAAATATCCACGATCCAAAATCCGTTACACCAACTCTAACACACTCTGCTGTCCTGGAACATACAGAGTCTGAATCTCTTTTAAAATCATCACATGGCAAAGTAGATGCACATTCTTTTGTCTTCTTTATACTGGGATAATTAAGTGAACCATTGAAGCAAATAAGTGAAATAAATTCTAGGAAAATATTTTGACAATTGGTTTTCTTTGAGCTATCTGTAATATTGCAGCATTTCATGCATAATTTCTGAAGACATCTGAATTTTTCAAATTCTTCTTCGCTCAAACAGCTGACACAGAGTGCATAGTCATCAGAATGAACCATATATTCACAATATAAAGTAGAATGTGGATTAAATTCTTTCCACAATTTTAAACAGTAATTATTGCAAATATCTGCTTTGAGAGATGATGTATAATTAAAAACGCCCTGCAGAAAATTTTGAGTACTGTGTAATTCATAATCATCATCAATTGCCTTTTTTAAGTATTCTGTTTCTTCAGTCAATGGTATTACTTTTTCTACTATGTCTTTTGGTATTTTTATTCTTTTATCCATCCATTTGAAAAAAACATATTTCATAACTTCAAAATAATCTCTTTTTCCATATTTTTTTTCCATGCCAACAATCATTGCAAGAAAAGTTTCCATCATTTCAGATGCTGACCATTTACTACAATCACCATTAACATAGTAAATCTTATGATTATTCTCGACTGCGTGCCTAGTTACTCTATCCATCATTTTTTGAATAGCTAACATTTTTTTATCCCCACCAACAGATATCATTTCTGTTTGAGAAAATTCACACATTTTTTTAAAAAAATTCTCTACACACCTAGCCATAACTTTTGCTCCCATGTTCATCACATAAAATTCTCTTTTACTACCATATTGAGATTTAATACAAATATCAGCCATAACTTCACCTTTTCTAGATATATAGTGCAATGCATGATCTATAGTTAAGTTATGATTGTATTTTTCTAAATAAAGTATGACCATATCATGCACTTTTACTCTCATTCTTGTACTAATTTTGTGATATTCATCTTTATCTTTTCTTAATTTCATTATTTCACCTGTGTAATCTTCTTGGTCATTAAAATCTTGAAGCATTTCCATTTTATTAATCCTTCTTTCAATCTCACTAACGCCTTCAGGGTATATTTTCCTCAAAAAAGCTTCTCTTTTGTCTGATACTTTCATATTGTGTTTGACTTTCCTGTCATCGTTAATCACTGCTTTAGTACTATTTAATTCTGAAAATCTTTCATTTAAACAGAAATTTATGGCCTGATTTACAGGTGGATTCCTTGAATTAAAAAAATCAATAGTTGCATTTATTAAAAAATTAGATGAAAATCCCATTGTGTTATTAGAGTTTATCAAGTCAGAAACACTATTGTTGCCGGTTTTAACATCATCACTATAACCTCTGTAAAGTTTTTCATAATCATTAATTACCCTAACAGCTGCAATCTCTTGGTGAAATATGTTAGATGGTTCTTTTGGTGTATGCACATATATGAATATTTCATCTAAAAGATCATCTATACTTTCAATTAATCTCGCTGTCCAAATCCCTGGTATTTTAATTAACCCACCAACAGACGTAGATATTCTTTTATTTCTTTCATCAATGACTGGTTTCAAAAATTTAACATTGCCAGAAGCTAATAAATTTCTTCTAAAAGTTGGAAGAATTGTTAATAATTTTTGACACAACCAAGCAGACATACAATTTGAGTAAGGAGGTGAAAATTTCTCTTTTATTAATTCTAAAAAGTTTGTATGTGTTGCAAATCCTGACATGATTGCAAATCTACTGTCCATTAATTGCTCTGAGCAAGATTGATTTGCCACAAGTGATATTATTGTTCTAAGACAGAATATTCCTTTAACATCTAATGCTAATAATTTTTCATTCTTTCTTGACAAACTACACAAGCTTGACGACATTACACTATAGTACTGGTCTCTAAAAAATTCTATTCTATGAGATGGTAATCTAAACCAATTTGTCTTAAAAAAATAGAGATCATTATGAACTGGTTTGATTAACATTTCTCCATATAATTTTGTATTTAAAAATAATTTATTATTTGAATAACCACAACAAAAGAATGGTGTTCCTGTGTTGATGTTTTGATTTTTAGCTGTATTTGCAATCACTATTAAAATGTTTGGTATTCCAGTGTTTATAACAGAGTAACAACTATCAGTATATGCCAAGTGACCATAGTGCAATATTTCGTTATAAGCTATTGAAGATTGCTTTAAATATGTGTGGCAATAAGTTTTTTCTAATTGCTCACACAAATTAACTGCATTCTTAGCATATTGTTTTTTCAAATATTCAAAGTTTGAATTATCAGCACCTAAACTTTGGAAAATATCCATATCAAATTTTGTTCTGTTATCAGGCTCTGTCAGTAATCCTAAAAAATCTTCAATAGTATGAAATGAAACATTCAAATCAACTGTTTTTTTAAATGTTCTAGTTCTGCCTTCAGTATGTTTCTTTTTGAAATCAATACCATTCTTCTTGATAAAATCACAACTACTACTAGAAAAATAAGAAGATTTTATTTTAATGATTTTTTTTCTTTTAAAGTGAGGTTCTGAATTAGAAGTTGTGACAATTTTATTTTTATAAAGATAGTCCCTTAAGCTAATCAAAGTTCCAGTCTCTAGTCTAGAATTATGGTAATCAAGTTTTAACTTGAAATCATCTTCAGTATTTATATAGGTGTCATTCAGAAAAATATTATTTTCAGTTTCATTTTCATCAATTAGCCTTAAAAAAACTTTAGAAAAGTCAGTTAAAAAATCATCTATTTCTAAACGAGCTGATAACCTTAAAAATTCAATTATCATGAGCTGTTCAGAATTTTTACCTTTGATCACTGGCAATTCATCAATGTCATCAGGTGGAATTGCAATATAGTGAACTGGTTTATATTTTATATCAAACCCAGTATTAACCTCCTTGATGTAATCCAATGCTTTAAAGCAATCATCACCTTCAAATTTTTTATCCTTCAATAATTCAACAACATTGGCATTATCCATTGCTTCTTTAATCTCATTTATAGTTTCATCATGATTGTAATTGTATTCCAATTTTGCCAAGATTGCTTGCATTTTTTCATAATCTGGTTGTTCTTGAATTATTGAAATGTTATCTATATCCACAATCTCAATTTCATCTTCTCTATGTCTTTTTTTTATAAAATCCCCATGAAGCACTGGATTGTTATCAATGACATTTTTTATTAAGCTTGGGATTGTTATAACTTTTTCTTCAAAATAAAGATCTCTTTCAAATATTAATGGCAGATGAGTTTCATTAATTGTATGATTGAAATTAGAAAAACCATCATTTATTACAAAAAATAATGTCTTCACTTGCTTGTTTTTAGTTTTTGAAATAATTGTCATTAATTCCTTGTACTTATTCTCTTTTGTAATCAACTGTAAAACATTATTTCTTGCAACACTTATATCTCCCACCAATGAAACTTCTTCATCTATCGAATATTCGAATATGTCTGGTGTCTGGTTTGAATTTATTGAATAATTCTTGAGATTCAATTCCGTGCCAGGCCTAAAACATAATCCAAACAAATAACAAACATAACTATGAATCATATCATGCCTTATATTGTAAATACTTTCCATTTTGTGAGTGTAATTGATCTCTGTAATATCTTTGACTTCTTGTTCTAGGTCAATCAACATGTTGTTATAATAATTTTGTATATTTGATTCTTTCTGAAACCAATATATCTTTTTTTGTATTTTATAATCTTCGACAATGTTTAGTTTTTGATGCAGTATTGTAATAACACTATCAGTAGAAGTTAAATTATTCACAATATAATCCCCATTTCTATAACAGCATTTGATTAATCCCAAGTGATTAGTGTAGTAACAATATTTGACCTTGTAATTTGGATCATTTAATAAATCACTACCCACAATGTACTTCGAATCAAAAACATTTTCCGGTTTTTTTATAAAATTTTCTAATCCTTTTTGCCCTCCAGATTCGAAATAATCTTTAAATACTGTGCTTAACTTGCTATAATCAATGTTTTCTAAATAATCATATTCCTTTACATTCCAAGATATATCATTGAGAATATTTTCAGACATATGATCATGAATAGTGTGGATAAAATCTGACAACCTAAATCTAAATTTTGTTTCTTTTATTCTTTTTTCCATTGTAAATTTTGAATATTATTTCTCGTATTTTTAAATAAATTGCT